TGCTTTTATCAGCACCCATGAATTACCTTTTGCAGTATACTCAACCGACATTTTATCGTCGCCACTTGCTATAAGTACTGCCTTGCTTAGATCGCTTCCCTCTACATCTGCCCATATTTCTATAGGAGAGTTCGCGATGACCTCAAACGCTACGCGTCTGGGTCTATTGCTTGGGAAGGCTATAACGTCGCCCGCATTATAATTGCTCCAATGGTCTATTACACCAACTTTAAAATGTTTCATTTCATCACCTTTTTAATTTTAATAAAATGGCGGGGGAGGGAGGTTCCCCCGCCGTTGCACTACTTAGCTTTTTGTAATACGCGCTGCGTCTACTAAGTTAGTGATTGAGTCGTAGTCTGATGTCGCGTCTGCCTCAATTAGGCGATCCCCGAACACTACGTTTGTATCGACAGTTAGATCGCTTACTGCTGTAATCTCAAAACTATCGCTTACTTGATCTGCAAAAATCTTTTTGTGTAAATTTGTGCACAAGTAAAAATCGGTCGACAAACTTGGATCTGTTGTTTCATTTGTCCAAATTCTCGACCGTACTTCTGTGTATGCATCGTTAGCCGGTCTATAAAATTTACCGCCTACATTAATTTGATCACGATTATATTCATGATTTAATGGTGCATATCCTAGCGTTGCGTCTGGCGTACTGTGGTTTACGTCCAAGTGGTTTTTCTTAACCACTGCAACTTTTTCTGGGTCCAAACTATCCCGTAAGGCATTTGGCAGATTATCAGTATCTGTTGTATACAAAAAATAATCTTTCTTGCGTTCCCAAACCCTTTCTGGTGCGATTTCTAATAATGTCATTACAACACCGCCTATACTTGTTCTTGGCGCTCGCACTCTATACCCTAATGATACAAACCCGTTTGTTGCTGTATCATCTAAATTTCCACTATCGGTTGCAAACCGTTGTGAAAATCCAAACATTCCTGTTTGTGATCCAATCAACATTGGTTGTTTCATTACTTCTGTCGGAACGGTTATGCCCTGCATCAATAAATCAATTATATATTCATCGTCTATTCCATCATACGCAGATCTTAATTTTGCAAACGCCGCCGTCTTTCTTGCTTGCTCAATATCTGCTAATGACATTGTTGCATTTCCACCCGCTGTTAATTCCGACCATATTTCGTCACCAAAATCATGAGCTGAAACTGTCGCTCCAGAAGGTGCTTTAGAATTTGTCCTGTAAGTCGGCGTCGCTCCTGTATTAGTTGTTGCAGGAAAATTAAATGCATTACCATTTCCATCTGTTAAAGCTGTAAATTGTTTAGCCATAAGACTTGCCTGAAAAGTCAAATTTGTTAAAGCTACCTCTCCATCTATCAGCTTTTGATCATAATCTGCTTGAATATGGGAATTACCTTCATTAGGCCAAAATGCTTCTGCAAGATCATGCTCAAATTCGTTACGCACTGCTAAACTTGTTGATCTTGCTTTTCTTCTATGGTTCACAATTGCGTTATATGATTGCACATAACTATTGTTCATATCTGCTACACCGTGATGTAGCCCCATAGTTCCATAAAATGTCGCTCTGCCATTATCGCCAGTATCCATGTCTGTTGGACTACTGTCCGTAACGACCGCTGAACCGTTATAATATTTATTCTTTTCAAAAAAACTTACCGGCGACCCCGCTATTCCGTTTTCTTTGCTATAACTCCTATTTAATTCATCTATTGACCCGTTAAACTGGTCAAATGCTAAATAAGGTACAAAATATGTGCATGCTTTAGCCACAATAGCGTTCACTGGTTTTTCTGATGTTTCCATCATTTCCACTGATACATTTACATTTCCGCTGAAACCTTCTTCGCGTAATATTGGATCTGCTTTAATTGGTAATATCTTACCCGCATCCCCAGACGTTAATACACGTCCTTTGCTCATACGTCTTGTGCGCTGAAAACTCACTGGGACGTTAGGTATCATTTCTGTATTTCTCATTTTTTTCTTCTCCTGTTAATAATTCGTTTAATTATTTTTCTTATTTTTTTACACTTTGTGCAGTTCAATAAGCACCGCGCATTTCACCCCTTTTCTGGGGTCCTTTTAAAGTTGTTACTGCTACTTGTGGTAAAATTTGTTTTGTTTTTCTTCTTCTATTTCGAGAAAAACTTGCTGTACCTTCATTGCTCATCAAAACCATTGCGGTTTTTCTAGCATCTGCAAGTGCTACTCCAAGACCAACCAACGTGCCAACAATATCTCCGTATCGTTCTTCGTAATCTTCAACATTTGAAAAATTTTCATCCATTTGCACATCTTGCCCTGCAAATTTTAAATCCAATTCTTCGTCGTCATATTTTCCGCGTGCTATTTCAGCGTTCATACTTTTTACTTGGGCTTTTATTAAACTTTTATTTAACTCGTCCATTCTACTTTCGTGAGAATAATTTTGTTGTCTTGTAAATTCCGCTAAACCTACATTTACGCCTGTTTCCAATCCCGCTGCGATTGGATTTCTTGACAGGGTAGGGGTTGCGTACACCCCGTCCATCATAACCCCTTGTGCCAAGGTTCCTGCGACAGCATTTCCGTATGCACTACCGCCGCCGGCCCTTAACGCTGTTAATGGGTTAATCCCTGCTTTTTGTGCGTCTTTCACCAAATTATCGTAATAATTTTCCCGAACTTCTGTGTTATATTCTCTGCTCTCAACAACTTCTTTTTTGTTTTGCTCGTAAACTCTTTCGCTTTCAGCTTTGTTTGCAGCTAAAACTCTATTGTTTTCTTTTTTCGCATCATTTCTTGTTAAAATTGCGCCTGCTGTACTTGCTGCACTTGATGCCAAAGCCACTTTTGTACCTGCACTTAATTTTCCTATTGCTCCTGCTGCGGCAGGTCCCAATGTTGCTACTGCTGCTCCTGCGAGTATTGACTCGACAGGGTTTTTTATTATTGGACGTAATATCTTACGTTCCATCCATTTGAACATTTATATCTCCATAATTATTGGTAATACGAACAAAATAAATCCGCCTATTACGCCAAAGCTAAGGCCTGAAATTATTTCTCTAATCCACATTCTTTCGCTCCCAATATGAAAATATTAGGTCGGCTGCGACTGCGGCTGCAGCTATTGCACCTGTTTCTATTGCAAGTGCTGCTTCTTGCGCTACTCCCATAGTTATTAATCCGCCTGCGATCATTGATCCCACGCGACGTAACGTTGGCTTTAGTAGCTCTTTTAAAATAAATTTGTGCACATCTGCTCCCTGTTCACTTTTGTTCACAGGTTTGCGTTTTGTACTTTTAGATTCGCATAATATATATTATGAATCCGAACAAACCTGTGGATGTTCACTGTATATCTCTGATTCGTATACTTGTCAAATTATTTTTTACACCACGGTATATATTGTTTTCCACCACTTCCGCCTCGTGCCTCGTTACGGTTTGGTCTATCCTTACACCGACGCCGCACAATCTCGCGTTGTGACCTATTCTTTTCTGATAGGGGCGTTGTTATTATAGGTGCAATTATTGATTGCAACCTACTTTGTATTTTTCGTACCTCAGGTGTTACGGCGGTTCCAACGACTACAGTCCTTCCAATACTTAATTTTGGCGGACTTACGTATTTTCTAGTTGTTCCCGTAGCAGTTCGTCGTATTTGCGTTTCGTAAATACTTTTCCGTACTGCTTTATTTGTTTTACGTGTTGTTTTTCTACTTTTTGCCATACGCCTTGCTCCGTGTATACTTCCGCTTCGCCTTTATGTTCCCATAGAATACCAGGAATACCTTGGTATTCTACTTCCGTTACATCTGCTTTGGTCCAGTGGTCGTTATCGACTATTTTTACTGGCCATTCTTCCGCATATTTAACGGGTTTATCATGTAAACGTTTTGTTTCCATTTCGACGTCGAATTCTTCGCGTCTTGTTTCATTCTCGAAATATTCTTCAAATAATTCGTTCATTGGTTCTTGTGGATAATATTTTTTATACCACCTCCACCGTATTCTCCGCATAAACATATCTTTTGTTTTACCTTTCATACAAAAGTGTTTAATTTTGTTTCTGCTGTTTCGCACGTCTCTAAATTTGTAAAATACATTTTTTGGTAAAATCATTTCTTTAACGTGCTGTTTTGCTAACTCTCTAAAATAAGTATCACCTAAAGGTGGCTTTTTGGACATTGCCAAATGCGTTATTTTTATTCGTTCGTCTTGGTCTTTCAGTACATATTTCAATGCGTACTGAAAACCTCTCCAATCTGGCTCTTGAAAATATGTAAACCCATGTTCCCAATATTCCCAATTCACACGCTTCTTTTTTCTCACTTCTGGATATTTGTTTTTAAAAAACAAAATTATATGCCAGTGCGCTCTATTTTTTTTAGTGCCGTATTCTCCGGTTACTATATACCGTACTGAATATTTTTTTCTTAATCTTTTCAAAAATTTTTGTACGTCTTTGTACACTAGCGTTGCTGCGTGTACTCCTGCACATTTCCCATACGTTAACGTGCATGAGTAAGTTTTATTACTAAACTTACTTTCTGCAATGCATCTCCCGATTAGATCCTCTACTCGCCTTTTTCTGCATTGCCAGCATTTGCGACAACTTACCTCAAATCCATCTAACATTGTTGGTTCAATACACATAGTTTTTCCGTAAGTGTGTCACTAAATGCATATGCCGTAACGAGTGGGGGCATGTTGAAGCAGGGGAGTTGTACTTACGTAAACTCCCCTGCGCGCTATCGTGACCGATTAGCTTCATAAACATTCTCGAGAAAAGCAAAGCGAAGCCTTGTCTCCTCTGGAATCTTTATACTGTTCCCAACACAATGGTTGTAAGCTTGTCTGTATTTCTTCCAATCTTTTATCTCCCAATGTGCAGGGTCCCAAAATTCCCAGTCGCCGCCCCATTCAATTTTAATGTTACGCTTTCTGGCAATTTCTTTTCCAATGGCTCCTATTACGTCCCATTGCTTTTTGCTCAAATCCCACGCCTTAGTCGCGCTGATAATATCAACGGCTAAACCATATTGGTGTGGGCTTTTGCCTGCTGTTGCATTAGACCTACCTTGCGCGTGCAATTCGTCTTGCCGCTCACGCGTTCTCAAAAATTCGAACGCTCTTATTGGTATACGCCTTGCTTTGCACTCTTTGTGCATCGCTTTCCAAAATTCAACTATTTGCGGGTGAACCCACATATACTCGTTTTCACTTTGGTCTATAACAACATGAATGTTCTTATGGGCGTTTTCATCTATTAGGTCTAAAGCAGCATCTGTATGCTTTTTATGCGCCAGTCCTTTTAAATATTGGATACGGTCTAGAAACCGTATCCACTTTAAAAAACTAAGTAGCGGCTTCACCTTCTGTAACATCTTCTGTTACTTCCTCCGCTACTGTTTCTTTTGCCTGCATTGCTGCTATTTGCTGCCTCATTTGTGCGAGCTGAACACGCTCGTCTTTCATTTGTGCATCAAAATGCGCTTTGTTTAACTTCATTATTTCCACCATTTGCCCAAATTCTTTGTTTTCGCGTATGCGTGGTTCCAAGTTAACAAATTCATCGTCCATTGTTTTTGCTACGTTTTGGTCTAAGTCTGGTAAATTCACCCAAACTTGGGCTTTCTTGTCTGCTTTTATCAGCACCCATGAATTACCTTTTGCAGTATACTCAACCGACATTTTATCGTCGCCACTTGCTATAAGTACTGCCTTGCTTAGATCGCTTCCCTCTACATCTGCCCATATTTCTAT